CCGATAAGAAACTCACCGGGCCATACCGCGGCGTCATGTCTTGAGGGTTAGAGCCGACCATCATTTGCGGCTCATAATCTTGAATGGCGTGTTGTATTTCGTGCAAAAGGCTTTTTTGAAAATCCCTCAGATTGTCCGTGGCCTTAACTAAGATAAGACCTTTGCCGTCCGCCTTGACATTGTACGCCGCAGCAGCTTTCCCGCCTAAAATATCGTCGGACATCCGGCCCACTTCTACATTTTCAAGAAATGGGTACTCATAAAACAACTCTGGATAATCTAAAATTTCTGACAGGGTTACTGTTTTTGACCCGCCAAGGCTCTCAACACCAATTTCCCTGCCCGTCCTATCAAAAACAGGGTTATACAGCGGTGCGCCTATATCTAAGCCTGTCCTACCGTCGTTAAAATCTTGGAAATGGTTCGGTAACAGTTTGGCGTTCTCAATCCCCTGTATTTGAAAACGGAATCCTTTATCGACATCCCCTGCAAAAGCGGGGTCTATCTCTGCACCAAGCTGTTCATAGGAATCTTCTTTTGAAACGCCATGCGCTATGTCGTCAAGAAGCATGCGTTTACGCATTTCGCCGCTGGTGGCAAGAGCGCCGCCGATGTTTTCGACTACCGAAGTGTCAGGAGCGTCTCCTACCACCTCTGGGGGCACAAATATTTGCTGACCGTCAGGTGTGACAGCTACAATCTGGCCGTCCGCTCTTTGAAAGGCGTTGGTTATTTTACGACCAATAAAATTAGCTACTTTCATTGTAGCTATTTCACCCAAACCAACTAACGAGCTAACCAAAGCAGCGTCATCACGAATGGTTTGCAACTCTTCAGTTGGTGCTTTGCCAAAAAATCTTTCTTCTAAAGCCTCTGAGCCCGCAACACTTTCCAATTTTTTAGCAGGGTCGTCCAACAAAGCCAGAGATGACAAAAACGGACTGCCCGCAACTACTTTTCCCGCATAGCTGCCGGGTGCGGATTCAGCAGCAGATTTTGCGCCACCAGTAATAAAAGACATAAAGTCAGCAACGCCGCCGGGGATTTCAGTGGTAAGACCTTTGAAAAAACCTATGCCCGTTTCGCGATCCGCGCCGGGTTGGTTTACATCAAATCCACGAGGTTGAGGTTTTTCAGCCATAATACGAGCGTACCTGAGTATAGTTGTCCTCGTCTATGTCCCAATCGTCCGTAGGTAACGATACGAAATTGCCCTGACGGTATCGCATCAGAGCTTGGGTCATACTATCGACAAGGTCATCATACTCACCATTGGGGAAAGCCGCAACTTCCTCAATAAGCTCGTCCGCAAATGTCTCATCAGGCGCATACACCATCCCTGCTTCAAACAAAGGAGATACAGAATGAACACGCGACACCTTATCGTTGCCGCGAGATGGCGTAAAATTCACAACAGGGATGCCCATGTTGCGTAGTTCGTGTGTCAAAGGGGTCCCTGACGCCTTTGCTTCCACGATTACAGTATCAGGTTCCCAAAACTGATAGCTTTCGTAAGCTTCTGCTTTTAACTCAGGAAAATCCCACCGGCCCTTCTTGCTATCTAGCAAAATGACCGCCGGGGGCCCCCCAATTTCTTCCGGGCGGAATACGCCCCACGTCGTTATCGCGCTGTAGTCCGCAGTCTCGCGCTTTGAAAACGCCGTGTCATAACTTTGAATGACATATTCAAGATTAGGGACGTTGTCTTTTTCCCACCGCTTCCACCAGTCACGCGGAATGATTGCGTTCTCTTCACCCGTAGGACGCTGTTGATACTGCGCGTTCCACTTTGACGGCGGGATAGACGCCTTGACCCTTTCAAGATCGTCTTTCGACCAAAACTCCGGCCAACAAGGTTCCTCATCGTCCATGATCGCAGGAAGTTCTACAACTTCCCACTGATCCGCTTTCTCATCTTTACCCATTTGACGAATAAGCTGACCGGTCAAATCTTTTTGTGACCACCGGGTCATTACCAAAATGATGGCCCCGCCGGGCTGCAGACGCTGTCGGGGGCCCCCTGTGTACCAGTCCCAGTCGTTGTCAAAACCCGACGCCGACATGGCAGTCTGCTCAGAATGAGGGTCGTCAATGATAATTAGATCACCACCGCGGCCAGCAAGATTACTGCCAACACCGACAGCATAGTACATGCCACCACGTGAAGTGTCCCACCGGCCTGACGCCTTTGAATCTGCTGACAGCTTCGCTTCAGGAAAGATTTCAGCGTAATCTTCTCGCTCTAGAAGGTTCTTAACCTTACGGCCAAAAGACACTGCAAGCTCTGTGGTGTGCGTTGCCTGAATGATTTTCATCGCTGGGTTCTGCCCAATAAACCATGCGGGCAACAGATAACTGGCAAACTCAGACTTTGTGTGCCGCGGAGCCATGTTGATAATCAAACGCTTCAATTCGCCCTTGGCTACGCGCTCAAACTTCTCTGCAATTATACGGTGATGCTCGCCCGCAATGAAGTCCGGCCAGACCGCTTTCACAAATCCTAAGAAGTCCGTCTGGCAGTGTTCAACACGATTTAATTGAGCTAGTCGAAGCTGTAACTTGACTACTTTATCTTGGATTTCATCGCTCATAATAAGCCAGTAAACCTTTTTTCGGTTGACCTACTTTATAGGGGCCCCTGAAGAAAAGTCAGGATACACTATTTATCCCATATTGATATCGTTTTTTACAGTATTGTTTGCGAAAAACATGGACTTTGACGTCGTCTGCCACAGGCGCGGGGCTCGTTTTGAGCGATTCGTGGTCTATGCCTCTGTTTTTATTGCTAAAATTAAGTTTGTCGGGGCCCCGTGAACAATCTGGACCGAACAATTTTTAAAACACGCGGACCGCGGGCCATGCATGATCCGGCGCGATTTTCCGGCCCGCTGCCGGCGCAATTTGTGCCGCGGATCACGATCCCCAGTCCCCGTATCGCGGGCCATGTTTCATATCTATAAGTTTAAAAACATCAGCGGGCGGGCCGCGGGGCAAGTTTGGGGGAAATAGATATTTTGCGGGATTGTTCGCATAAAAAACCCGCCAAGCGCAATGCACGGCGGGTTTTGTGTTTTATGCGGCTTCGAGTGATGCGCGGCTAATTGCGGTCCAATCGGATTGCTTCATTTCTAAAACGCGCCCGCCTAGCCTTTGCCAGTCGTCGATATCATCCGGCTGGATCATGGCATTGCCTGCAGCATCCTGCATTTGCGGCACGGCTGTAATGGCATTCATCAGCGTTGCACGGCTCACCGGCTCACCAACATATCCATCCTGTGCCCGCGTTTGCACTAGTCCTTCTAAAACTAAGGACCGGCGCTTTTGCGGAATACCTAGGATCGATCCCATCTTATCGACTGCCTTTTCCGTGTACGTGCCTTCAATGACGTCCGCGGCTGCGTCCTTCATTTTCTGCAGTATTTCGTCAAAGCTTTCACGGCTGCTGAAAGCCCGCACCATGTCCCGCAATTTCAGAGACATTGCTGCGTTATCGGCTTTCTTTGCCTCTTCTGTCAAAACTGACCAGACGTCCGCGTCGCCGCGGCTACTAGTCAGATGCGGGGACCGGATTTTATTCTCGGTTTGCATCCCATTGAGGCAAGCCAGCGTCCAGTTGATTTGTGCAACCTGAATTGACCCATGGCCTGTTTCAGAATTGCTGACAAGCAATCCCAGCGCCATTAGATCACCAACCTTTGCACCTTCCCCGACAATCGTATTTGATTTGAAACGGGCCATTAGTTTTTTATCGGTGCTATGCCAGTTTTGAAGCTGCCAACCCGCGTTGTCCTCATCATTCGCTTTGATCAATTCGGGAATTGCCGTCTCAATCAAATCCAAATTGTCATAGGTTTTGAACCTGTCCGATAACATGGCGCGGGCTGTTCCGGTTCTTTCATCATCCATAAACGTCCGCAATAGACGCGGCTTGGGTTCTTGTTGCCAAATCGCATTGATTAAGCCGTCCCACTGTTCGGGATAATTATCAGACAACCGGCGGGCGGTTCTGACGTCAATTTCTGCTGTTTTGGCGATACCGTCAAAACAAACGCCATTAACGTCCAACTGGCGGGTTGGTTCCCCGCCCTGCCCTTCGAGAAATATTGCTGTTTGCTTTCCGTTTCCGGTTTCCCGCGTCCGATATTCCATCTGGCCGGTGTTGGCCTGATAATCAACTGAACGGCTGTTTTGTTCCATCACATGGCGCAAAAGGGTTTCCATATCGCGGTTTGCATTGTCGATATTTTGCAACATTGTTCTAACTCCAATTTTAAAGGGTTGTTTGATTTCGCATTATATGTGGTCGCTGTGTAATGTCCCTGCGACGGGTCCGGACTAGCACGGGGGCGGGTGGTGCGAACGTCAACCGAAAAGGGGCAAGGGATAAACAAAAAACGCAATTTGAAAATCCCGACCAAAACGATCTCGCCTAGTCAATTGGCAGATTATGCGATTAATCCCGCAAAGGCAAACGTATTTTTTAAAAAAGAAAACCCGCCGCGCCGGAAAGGCGGGCGGGCTGTAGCAGGGCGGGCGTTCTATTCTTTACCAATGTCCCCAGCTATATGATGCCGCAATATTGAGCGGGGCGGCAAATTGCGGGCAAAATTTCGCAACGTTTCCCCATCGGGTTTTGCCTGCGATTGATTAGGCATCCGCCGCCAATGAATGGCGACGTTACCGGTGCCCGCATAACATCCGCCCTGCGTCTGACTATCTCCTGCCCTTTTTTTGTCAGTCCCGTGCGCTGTGAATGTAATCACGTAATCGCGATTTAAACGGGCACACAACGGGCCGTCACGCCCGCCACAATCCCCGCATCCTCTAATTGCGCCGGTTTCTTCTGGACAGCGCACAAATTGGACGCCATCAATTGTTCGGTTTTTTTGCGACTCTTGCCAAAATGATTGCGGCACAACTGTCACCATCGGAAAGGACCATTGATCCGGCGGGGCTTTCCGCATTGCATTTTTTAAAAACGCTGCTGTTTCTGGGTTGGCGGTGCTGTAATTAATAACGGTTTTGATTGGGCTTAATTTGTGCGCCCAATGCAAAGGGCTAAAATGGGTGTATGTGAAACTGTAACCCGCCCGCGGCTTGCTATCTAAAACAGCATCCAGATAATCATGGTCGATCTGTCCCGCGCCGCATCCCTTGCCTGACGGGTTCAACTCGCAATCCGCCGGACATGTACCGTACATGTTTTCATTGCCGCTGCGATATGTGACGGCGCATCCCTTCAGTTTCTTAGAGGTGCTGATTTCAACTGTTTTGAGCATTTTTAAAATCTCCTGTTGTCTGGGATTGATCCCATACTAAAGCGCAAAATAAAAAAGGCAAGCGTTAGCCTGCCTTTTGTTTTTATTTTTTCCGCCGTCGTTTTGTTGGTTCAATACTATATCGGCTTTTTATTTTGTCTGGGTCTGGCGATCCCCAAAACAGCCAATAGTAAAGGCGCGACAATATCCACATTTAATAATTACCGGCGGCGCAGACTTCCATGTCCATCTTTCCAGAATACCGGCGGCGTTTATCGCCTTTTATCATCTGCTCGGCTCGGCGGGATGCCTTTTCAAGGCTGACGTCACGGACGGCAAAACTAAAATCCCGCATGTTACCGCTTGTTGTGCAATAGCTGCCATTTGCCCAATATAATTTAACGTCCGGCGTTGGCAGATTATTCGTTATTCTTTCAACCACGACGTCCCCGTCTTGATCTCTTTTTATTCCGACAAGTACATTAACCGGTTCAGTCTCTCTTGCCTGCTGCCAAAAATTAGGGCCGCCCGACCATTTTTCTTCCGCAGCCTTTTCCATATTTGCAAGCGACAAATAATCGTCAAAGTACATGTCAAACTCAAACGTGCGTATTTCACGAACGCGAAAGGTAGCTTTCTTCATTTCGTTTATCTCCTTCTATTTCGTGTGCTTCGACACTTTCTGCGGTGCTAATTTCGCCGCCGGTTAAGCTTGCCCACTCTTTATGGGCATTCGCTTCTGCCTCTGCCAGTGAGTTACCCGTTACATTTAGCCTACGTTCAACTGTACCCATAACTAGTATGGAGTAGCTTTTATTCATTTCGTTTATCTCCCATTGTTGGTGCGTATAAGATAGTTCTTACAACGGGATTGTCAAACGGAAAAACTGCTCCCAATTAATCGGGGCATCTATTTTAAAATGCGGTTTTAAAAGAAGCCCGCGGTCAACAAGTTCAACCGCCTGATCTGCACGGTATACGTGGGCGTGTCGATCCTTGCAGCGCACAATGATAAACGACGCGGTGTGCTTGTGCTGCTCCATCCATGCAACCTGATGGGGCGACAACCGAACAGCAACGCCGGTTGCAGTTTTTAGTTCCCAAAAAGAAAAGTCCCCTGTCTCGCCGCAAACGACAAGATCGGGGACGCCTTGGGATGCCCAGCTTTCTATCCGCGTGAGTCGGACGTCAGGACGGTGCTTCTTTTGATTCTTTTTTATACTCTGGTAGAAGCTCGCTTCCAGATTCCTCGGCGTCTTTTTCGACGGGCGTGATATCGATAACGGAAGATCCATATTGCTTTTTAATCTCTTCTAGTTCTTTCATCACTTCATCACGGCTCATGCTATCGATAGACCCGTGCCGCACTTCAGATTTGCTGATGTAGATGTCCCCGTGCGCCTGCCCCCGCCGGTACTCGGCTTGAACGGCGGCAGAGTAAGCCCCGTTGTCCAAAGCTTCATCACGTATGCGCTGCAGGTCACGGACATGACGATGGTAAGTGATTGCATACCGCTCGTTCAGTTCGTCCCGATACATCTTGATTGCCTTGGCAACATTCGGGTGCTTGTGGGGGTTCAAAAGTTCAGAAGCTTTGACCGACGCACTCTTTTCAGAGAAGCCCGCGTTTAAAGCGCATTGCTTCTTACTAATCATGCCGTCGTTGGAAACGTATTCCTTAACGAATTTCTTTTGCTTTTCAGAGAGCGGGGAGTCCGGTGTAAGCCGCGGACGACCAACAGGGTTTACTTTTACTATTTCCATTTCATGCCCCTCATTGAAATCATTTCAAATATAAGGGTAAGCGCGGGCTCAAGACAAGGTGTTACACCTCTAATTTCGCGTTACACAAAAAAGTAACGATATTTGCCTTCTTTATGTAAGGATTTCAACGATGTTACATTTGTTACATTTATCACAGCACTGTGGGAAGAAAAAAAATTATTTTTTTTTCTAGCCCTATATAAAAGTTCGGATTTTTGAAAGCCTTGCTGACCGTGGGTTTAAGCGTTACATATTTGGTTTTTCAAAAGTGTAACAAAGTAACGCCCCGCTCTGAGGTATCAAGAGCGAGGCGTTACAAACCAAACAACACGGAGAAAGTTGCCACCGTTCGTGAACCGTAGTCCGCGATCTCCGCCCCGTCAAGCCTTATTCCACATTATCGGCAACTTTATGTGGCAGTCTCATTCTGGCTTTTATCATCAGAGACTGTGCTTCGTGCATTTTGCTGATAGCTTCGTCGAGGAAGGGCTTTTCGCCCGGCAGTGCGTCCAGCCACAGATCGTTGACGGCGTGGATAGCTTGATTAAGCAGTGCTGCTGCTTCTTGGTGGTCATTTACGTTATTCATCGTTCAACTCCTTAACTGACAGGATTTTTTGCTCCTCAAAGAGTACGCGGGCATGCTCTTCGCTCCATGCGCGAGCCACGATTTTGCAGATTCTGGATTGAAAGCGGTTAGGCTTCCAGACATATTCGATCAGATACTTTTTCATTCCCAGTACACTCCCAGTGTTTCGACGCGGATACATACCGCTTCTTCGTTTATGGGCATATCTTCCCAGAAAATTTGGGTGGCTGCGACATGGCATTCGGCGAGGGTTTCAAAGACGCCTCTATTTTTAAACTTGAAGTCTTCGATGCCCACCGCCGTTATCCACAGCAGCACCCAGCTAACCGTCATTTTTCTTCGGGCGTCCGCGTTTCTTGGGCGCGGGCTTATTTTCTTCTGCCAGCACCCATTTTCCATAGCCATTTTCTTCTGACCGTTGGAATTGGAGCGTGTCCTGCATACGGTGCATCAACGTTTCCATATTACGCAGATCGGAAATCCAGAGATCGTTGCATTCCCAGAGTGTTTGCAGCGCGGTCCGCAGTTCGTTGTACGATTCCAGCAGTTCCCGACGGGCGGCTGCTTCGATGGTGAAGTCCCCTGTCGTGGGGCTCAAATGACTTTCTGTCATTGGTTCTCTCCTTTTGTTGATTCGGTCATTATGGGAACCGTCCCATACAAGTCAAGCAAAAAAAGTTGTTAACCAAATTCAAGTTAACTTACATTAGAATCATTCTAAGTTAACCACATTTCAGTTTAACTAATTGATTTTATTAAGAAAAAAGGTGCGACACTATGTCACATAGACCGTATGGGATTACTCCTGTAAGATAGAATGTTAGCTCGAAGTAGGGCTATGGGCTTTCGGGCCCGGAATGTTTCACGTGAAACATTCGCTATTTGAAATCGTTAACCAAACAACCAATGGAGGTCAGTATGTCTGACACCAATCCGTCTTTCCTTGCCATCATCTTTATTGGGTGCGGAAGCTCTTGGGCCTACGGCTCATCGGCTGACGAAGCTGCCACCAGTGCAGCGAGCATTCTTGTTCGTGACTGGAGCAGCTTGTACACCTTCAAGGATGAGGTGCCGGTCAACATCTTCGATGTCGAAGATTACGACGGGTTCCACGCCACCCATCAGGGTGTGTTCGGAACCAAGGATGATATCCCCGACGACGAAGGGGTAGCGTTGGAGTGCCTTGAAACGAGGCTAGTGCCAACGCCCCCGCAGCCGCGGAGATAAGACCTACGCCCCCTACCTACGGTAGGGGGTAGACCTCCCAGCCACCAAAGGAGAAAGTAAATGGCTGAATTAAACGACACTGAGTTGAACGTAATGTGGGAAGCTTTGAACACTGTCTACTTCACAGACGAGAAGGGGATAGATGCTCACCGCAAGCTCTTGTTGAAATACCGGCGGCAGGTTGCGAAGCAGCTTCACGGCGGTGCAATTGATCCGGCTGATGTCGAGTGCGGTACGCTTGAACATTACAATGAGCTTCGTGCCAATCGTAAGAAGGCTGTTGCAAAATCTTCTATGCAGAAGATGAAGGAGCAAGTGAAGCTTCGTGCGGAGCAAGCGGAGTTAGACTATCTTCAAAAGACATTGGGGAAGATAGGCTGATGGCGCTTGATATGGAAATCTGGCTTTCAAAATACGATCACAATGGAGCCAACTTCACCTGCAATATAACTGGTAGGAAGTTTTACCTTGGCAATGAGCCGGGGCTCTACGGCGGCATGGTCTTCTATGAGGACGACGTCGATGACCCCATCATGCGCTTTGGCCGCAACTACAAATCAAAACGTAGTACGCGGATTGCAAAGATACTTGAATGGTTCGAGGACCGTGAGGAGTTTCACGGTGGCCTTGTGGCAGTACGAGTGAAGAAAAAATAAAGGAAGGGCGGTCAATGACCGCCCTTTTTTAATGCCGTGTTTCGTGTTCCAAGGCGTGTTTTGCGATTTCTTTGGCAACACCGACAAGCTCATCGACATCAGTTTCTTCGGAGCATGCCTGCAGGGCGTACTGCATCAGTGCGGTCATCACGCCCAGAATGACGATTGGTTCGTGTTCCGCGGCCTGTGCGTCGACGTGCTTACCTATCAGGTCAAGAGCTTCGATACCCATTTCGTGGCCCAGACCGAAGTCTCCGCCGGTGGGGTCAAGCTCTACTAATTCGCCATAGTCGGGTTTATTGATCATCCATTTCTCCGTGGTTATGGCCTTTATATGAGAGTGTTCTCACATTCGTCAAGAAAAAAGGTTGACGTCGTATGGGATAGCTCCTATCTTTTAAAAGTCACGTAACGACAACTAAACGAGAGAAAGATGCAGATCATCAAAACACAATCTGAAAAAGAAACCGAAGTTAAAAACTTGGAGAAGTTTCTCCGCAAGTCACCACAGAACAGCGTGGTGATGGAATTTACCCCATCGTTAGCAGAGTACATTCTGTCTAAGCTTAATATCGGGAATCGTCCTCAAAAGCCGCAGCGTATCGTAGATTACGCCAAAGACATGGCCGCGCACAACTGGTCATTGACTGGCGAGACAATCTGTTTCGGCGACAACGGGCGTCTTCTGGATGGTCAGAATCGTCTGGCAGCTTGCATACGGGCTCAGACGCCATTTAAGACGCATGTCATTTTTGGCATTGATCCTGCAACGTTCCACCACATGGACACAGGAAAAAATCGCGGCGGGGACGATATCCTCGCAATCATGGGTGTACCGAACTCCGGCAAGGTGGCCGGTGCAATGAAGATGATACGTGCTTGGAAGCGTGGTGTAACGAACACGCAGGGCACCGTATCGAACCAGATCATTAAGGACATGTACCTTAATGACATTGACGAAGAGCTTATGCAGCGGGCGATCAAGGCAGCTAAGAACGTTTATAACGTGATCAGCTATCCGATTGGTCAGACGGCTTCGCTCTATTACATTGCCAGTCAGAACGGCGACGAAGAGCTTGTGGCTAAGTTTTATTCGGAGCTTCGTGTCGGCGGTTCGGGGACTAGCAAGTATCAGCCGTCCCGTCACCTTGTCGAAACATTGACGCGGATGAAGATGAACCGTGAACGGCGGATCACGTCACACGATTATAGTGTGATGCTCACGCGGGCTTGGTATAATTTCAAGCACAAGAAGCGGAGCAAGAAGGCCGACATGGAAGTGTACCTCGACGATAAGCTGATGGAAATCTAGTGCGTTATCGGGACGACATGACGCTTGAAGAGTTTAAGAAAGCTCTTCAAGCTATTCGTCAGAAGGCGCTGGAGATACCACAACCACCACCACCGAAGCGAGGGCCGGAGATCCGTTCTTTAAAAAAGAAGACTCCGGCGGCTCGCGGTAGATTTTTTGGGAGCGGTAAATGTTGAGACTGATGCTTTACTCAAAGTGCAAAGAATGCGGAGCGAAAGCGGATACAGCGTATGGCAAGGTATTTTACTGCGCCGATTGCTGGATAAAGCTTTTCTCAGCCTCTTCGAAAGGTTTGTCCTGCATCAAGCTGGACGCACAAACGCCTAAGTTATAAAGAGCATCCTGCATAGGATTGTCTGAAGCCTTACCACGGCCTGTGAGGAAAACCTCACAGGCTTTTCCTGTTTCTGGGTGGTAGCTGACGGTTACGGATAATCCCATTCCTACGTCTTCGGTGACACATGGGCGGCGGTTTGGCAAGTCTGACATGGTTTTCTCCTTATTGTGATATTCGACGATAAGGGCAAAAAACATGAAGTTCTAGCCTTGACCTTTCTTTTTTATCTGGTAGCCCTCTGCGCGACAGAACACGTCAAACATGACGCGCAATTGACCGGAGATGCTCCTGTTTTCCATCTGTGCGATCTGCTTAATCCCGCGGTAAATATCCATCGGGACTACGATTGATTTCCACTTCTCGACATCCATAACACCCTCTACTGGTATAGTTATACTCTGAGAGAATATAAGACTTTATGCTAATGATTGCAACAAAAAACCCCGCCGGAGTATGCTGGCCGTTCTGGTTGCGAGCTTTCGCTCTCAAGGCTGGCAAGGTCCGTCGGGGTTTAAACGATCAATCACACAGTGATGACCGCCTTAAGCAAGCAAATCATAGTGTGACTGATTCCATATTGTCAACAAAAAAGGCCCCGCCGAAGCGGGGCCAGTCTAGTAGGGAGGAATACCATCAAACTACATCGAATCGCCCCAACTGGAGCCCATCTCAATGTCCGTCTGCATCGGTACTTTTAAATCTATTGCATCGCACATGATTCCGGCAAGTGTTTTTGCTTCTGCCTCGTCGGCGACACTGAAGGCTAGCTCGTCATGTACCTGCAGCAGGGGCAGCACACCGGCTTTGTAGATGTCTACCATTGCCTTTTTCGTCATGTCGGCGGCGGACGCCTGTATGAGCCTGTTAAGGGCTTTGTATGCATATGCCCGCTGCAGGCTGACGTTGGGCCCGTAGTAGGCTTTGGCTTCCTCGTAGGGCATTGCCTTGTGCATGCCGAAGCTCTGCGGCTCAAAGTCAGGGAACCGGCACTTACGCCCCAGCAGGGATCGGATAGAGCCTTCCTTGTTGCCATTCTGCACACGCTCTTGCACCGCCCGCATCAGACGCTTCACAAAGGGGACGCGGGTGTCATACTGCGTCATCAGTTCTTTTGCTTCGTCCTTTGACAGGTCAAGCTGGTCTGCGAGCTTGCCGACGCCCATGCCGTACATCATGCCAAGGTTGATCGTCTTTGCCTGCTTACGGGGAATATCGGCGATACCGGCGACCATGTCATGGAAATCCATGTCAGGGTTGTTGGTGTAACCGTCCACAAACTCATCTACCCGCGGCATCTCTTTGCCGGTGGCGTCCTGAAACGCCGAAGCAAAATGAACCAAGATCCGTGGTTCCTGTTGCGAGTAGTCTATAGAAGCCCACTTGTGCCCTTCTTCGGGTAAGAAGACAGAGCGGATCAACGGGCCAAGGTCCGGGTGCCGTGCAGGAATCTGCTGCAGGTTGGGGTTCGACATCGATATGCGCCCAGATACCGTGCCGCCGTCATCGGACCTGATCTGGTTGATGTGGCCGTGGACGCGCCCATCCTTGCCGACGTGCTTTAAAAGCCCGTCCATGAAGGTGTTCTTGCTTTTGTTGAACTCACGCGCTTGCAGGATTGCCTTGGGCAGATCATGTGAGTGTGTCGTCAGGAAGGCTTTGGTGAAAGACGGCGCGTTCTTTTCAGTCTTGGGGTAGTTGATGTCGAGCTTGTCGAAGGCTTTAGCTATAGATTGCGCGGCCCATATCTCTATGTCGAAGCCGACCAGAGTCTTGATCTGCTTCAGCGCAGCTTTCTCTTGCTTCAGCATAAACTGGCTGGCGCGTTCCATTGCGTCGGTGTCCACGCGTATTCCGCGCAGAGTCATGTCCACAAGGCATGGCAGCAAGTCTCGCTCCAGCGTATGGACGGTGGTGAGCCCCTGCTTACCTATCTCAACTTTAAAATATTTCCACAACTCCAGCGTCAGTTCGGCGTCGGCGGTGGCGTACTCCCCCACAAACATGGCGGGCATCTTCCACATTTCAGACTTGGGGTCCAAGCCAAAGTCCTTTGCCGCCTGCACCAGACCCTTTTCGGACTTGGTCTTGTTCAGGTGGTCATAACAAACAGAGTTGAGGCTATAACTAAATCTATTTTCGTCCAGCAGTGCAGCGACGACCATCGTGTCGATGATATGCCCGTTCACTTCAAAGCCGCTCGCTTTGAGCCATCCCAGATCATACTGTGCGTTATGCATGATTTTGTCGGCGGGGCAGGCAAGCACCTTCTTCATCCAGTTATTGACGATGCGCTTGTCGAGGTTGCCGCCGCCAAGGTGGGTGATTGGTAAGTAACCGCTCCACCCGTCACAGGCGACGGCGTAACCTATGATCTCCCCGTCATTGCGGGGCCATCCGGGGCCCAGCGTCTTCAGATTCGGGTCGCGTGTTTCCAAGTCGATAGCGATTTCTTTTCTATCGGTGATGTCAGGCAACTCTGACGGCGGTGTCCAATCAGTCTTCTGATTGAACATCACCAGTTGCAGACCGTGGTTCTTCATCGGGCATGCGCCTTTCTTCAGACAACAGATTTAAAAGATGTCTTGCTAGTTCTTGGCCTTGGAATGGAGTTATTTTGTAAACGTGATAATCGTCCCCAGCCTCGCTGTCCTTTGTCAGGACAGCGAGATTGAGAACACCCTTCTTTTGAAGACTGCAATAGACGATGTGCTTCTTCATTTCTTCGCCTTTGGTGGTCTACCTCGCTTTTTTGGAGCAGCCTTTTCACTCTCCGTCGGTTCCACAAAGGTGGGGAAGAACAGTTCCAAGAATTTTTTAAACATGCTTTCACTCCTCATGTTTCTGATTTTTCGCTCATATTTGATAGCTACGCAAGCCGTCCATGGGCGATACGATGTACAGACTCTCCTTTGCCCGCGTGACGCCGACATAGAAAAGCCTGTGTAAATCATCCATCATGCGTCTTCCTTCTAGCGTGTTGGATGAAACTGCTTGGTCAGATGCGTGGGATATGTCCGTGTACAGGACGACGTTGTTTGCCTCTCCACCCTTTGACCCATGTATTGTTGATACCTTGATCCGTGGTTCGTGTCTCAGGTTCTCCCCTCGGCGTAGCAGGGCGGACACGTAGGTATTCAAATGCTCTGGAACGTTGTTCATTGCTTCTTGCCACGGCATGTCGCCGGTAGCTAGCAGCCCGAAATCCGTTTGTAGTGTCGTTAAGTTGTATGTGCTTTGCACGTCGATGTTCGACAAAGCTTTGAAGCCGCGTTTAATCCGGCTACCTGATTTCATATAGTAGTAGAGGTTTCGCGCAGACATAGCGTCGATCTCACCCCCGCCGCACAGGGCTTCCCATGCAATCAACGCTGACGCCAGCTTCTCGCTGATGCTCTTGCTGCCGCGGTTCTCAAAGAAATAGCCGTGTATCTTCAGTTGCTCACATATGTCGTTAAGCATGTAGTTGCACTGCGCCATGACCAGCCATTCGTCGCTGCTGAATCGCTTCATGTCTGGCATGAACACACGCTCGACCCTGCCGACCATTTCTTTCGGGCGGTATTTCTTTGGGCGGCGAGTCTGGATTCGGTTGACGATTCGCGTGGCGACCTCATGCACCTTTGCAGGAATCCGGTAGGATTGCGACAGCACCTCTGACCCACTTTCGACTCCAAGGAAATGCTCTACATTGGCACCCGCCCAACGGTAGATAGCTTGATCGTCGTCACCGGCGGCATACATGCGGCCTGCGTTGTCGTTCAAGATATGTGCCACTTCCCACTGCAAGGGTGACAAGTCCTGCGCTTCGTCAAGGAAGACCATGCTAAAGGGCGGGCAGACCCGTGAGCCGTGTTCCGCGAACCATTCAAGGATGTCGGTATAGTCGTAAAGGTTGTTTGCGCTTTTAAAAGATAAATACGCCTCATTGATGTACTTGATCGTCGTCAGCGGCTCCTCGACGGCGCTTTCGCGGTATGTGATTTCCACATTTTCTTTTTTCAGCCGTGCAAGCTGTATCAGTTGCATCATAGGGTTGTCACGGGAATTGGAACCTATGTCGTCGTCATAATCATCGCCGCCTTTTGCCATAAGATTGAAGCCAACGCTTTGGCCAAACTCTTTAAGATGCTCATTGCCCATCAAGTTGTTTTGATTGATGTCGGACAGGTGGTAACAGAAACTATGCAGCGTCCTGAAAAAGTTCAGGTCTTTCTCAAGATCCAGTTTAAACTGACGTGCTGCCCGCTCCCGCGCTTCCCGCGCAGCTTTGCGGGTAAACGCCAGAAAGGCTATTGAGCTTGGCGCAATGCCGTCAGCAATAGCTTTTTCAACCATGTTCAGCAGGGTGGTTGTTTTGCCTGTGCCCGGCGGGCCATATATGACAAACATCAGAAGGGGATATCCTTTTCATTGACGCCGTAGTCCGGCGGGGTGATGTCGGATATGCCTTCTTCAAATGCAGGGATTTGCCACACACGAACCACGCGGCCTTTGATGCGTAGCACCGTGGACTCGCCGTTGATGTCGCGTAGACGCTGGGCAATGCGGTGTGTTTTAAATTCAAAGAACCGTTGGCGCTTGAGATAGCTTTCAAAGTCTTTAAGCCGAAAGAAGGTCAGGTCATTCTCTTCATCTGTCCATGGGCGGCGAAGCAGGATTTCTTCTTTATCGGCGGCGGTCTGCATGTTGCGGCAGAAATCTTCAAGATATTCGTAAAACGCGCCGTCGATAGATGCGTCAGTGCTGGCCTCAATTACGCCGCCCTCTGTCTCTGTCATGTCCCGCAGCAGTGCTGCCACGCGGTTTTCCCACACAGGCTTGCTGACTGTCGGTGGCATGACGTTAAGCTGTTCGATACAAGATTTTTGAAAACTACCTTGGTTTTGCAAAGCGTCGGTGTCCAACTCCAAAGGCTCGCCGTTGACATCCATGAACCAGATGGGTGGCTTGGAATTATACTTGCGAAGGTTCGCCACTGTGGCTGCAGTGCCCACGTTGCCCACCCCGTAACGGCGCGTCAGGCACCGCTCACGGTCACAATGGTCGTTGATTGGTGCGTCGTTGCACTTGTAGGCGTAGTCGCGTCTCTGAAGCTGCCTAGCGATAACGTTAACCTCTGCCAGAGGCAGCGGCGGCTCGAAATGCTCCATATTGTAGCGCATCAGTTCATCTTCCCATGTGTCGGGGGAGAACTTGCGTAAGTACACACCAATGTTAAACAGGCCATTATTTCGTGTACCTTCAGGAAACCCTTGTGTACAAAGGTGCTGCAGACAGGGGGGGCCTTCCATTATTGGTGAAACTTCACTCGTGCTTTCTACGGAAAGACCTGTGACTTGCTCCGCCGTCTGCACGAACCTCGTATATAACTCAAAGAACTCTTCAAGAGTGGCGGCGGAACCATCGTCCTTGAAGGCATACCGCAATCCTTCTTCGGCATTGTAATACGGTAGATTTAAAAAATTACCTACATCACCACGTTCAAGGTGCAAACGAATTTGCTTTGGAAATATCTCGCAGCCTGCGTAGCCCAAACCGGCGGAGATAGTGGACAGCGTGTCCTGCATTAACTTTGCGGTGATCCAATCTGATGTAAACAGGAACACATGTGCGCCCCCTGATTTTGATCGTGCCACAATAAGCGGCAGTTCGCGCTCGCGTATCTTGTTTATCAATTCGACGTGGTTAAAACCTGCATACTGATCAATATCAATACAGCCCCACTTACACATGTTATCTTCATTAATGGGAATGATGCCCAGCGCAACGCCTGCGCCGCTCAAATGCCCTTCCCATAAATCCATGGTCCGCGGGCTTTTGATCACGCTGGCTTTACCGGCTTGCTTGCCGTTGTTTTGTTCGCGCTGGATTTCATAAGTGCCGTAGGCAGCTTCCAACCCGACAAAAATCTGTGAAAATTGTTCTGCAGACATAATAGCTCCAAAGGGATCGGGGTGACAGACCGTGCCTCTGCCACCCCGACTTCTTAGAACGGGATATCGTCGCCGGTCTTATCGCCGGTTTCAGCACCCTCTTGGGTGTGCTTGACTTTAACCTCGCCCTTTTCAATTGACTGGTTAAAGGTTTTCGCGGAGTCATACTGACCGCGAGAACTGATGGGCCCTTCTAGGCTCATCTCCCAACCATGCCAACTACCCTTGCTATTTTCTTCCTGAATAGTCTTCAGCAAGTAAATATGGCTATACATCGGCGGCACAAAGCTGCCGTTTTTGCCCTGCATCTCACGAGAGAGTATCATGCTCATCCATTTACGCGACTTTTTAAGCTGCGTAGATTTCATTGCAATCAGGGCATTCGTAGCGCCATCATCAGACAGGACCTTCACATACCACTGCGAAGTCTGTTCGATGTAGTCCCCAGAGCCGTCCTTCAGATATTCCTTATTATCGTTAGGATCACGCTCTGTTTCGGGCCTATCGTCACTTGGGTCATAGATTGCCACCGGCGCTCCAGAGCCAGAACCACGCGGGCTCCACTGGATATACTTACGCTGGTAGGCGCACGGAATGACCCGAATACCGTCCTTACCTTTAAAGACCTCACCGGTCACGGTATTGACGATATCACCTTTACGAACGTCGTCGCGCTCATCAAGGATAGGATCAAGACCAGATACGATCTTCAGGAATGGCAGCGCCATATCCTCTTGATCGACCTGCCCCAGACCGCCGTGAGCATCAGCTTCAAAGATAGAAGCGTCGAACTCAGCAACCGCGGTATCCTTCTTTTCAACAACATTTTTACCCGCCATTACTTCGCTCCTTTGATAACAGCACGTTGACCCACCCACGCGCCGAACATTTCCATCGGCAGTGGACGCCCAGCTTCGACCTCGTCCTTTACGAATGAACGTAATGTTGACGGGTGAACGGACTCTTTTTGATCTGGGTGCAGACCCTTTGACTTTGCCATTTCGGCGAACTCCGCTGCCATGGAGTCTTCCCCCATTTTGAAGTCTACCGATACGATGTTCTTGACCATGTCTCCATGACCGTTCTGCCTTAACCATGAGAATGCCTCTTCCCTACTTGCCACCGGGATACTTGCCCCGTAGGTCTTTTTAATTTCGACCTGCGAACCATCGGATAGCTTGAAAGATGACACGCCCATTTCCGCCAACATGTTTGGCAACTCTTCGTCAGTCAGACGCAGAAGCTCTTTCTTCTTCGCCTTGACCTTCTCTTCAAGATCAGCCAGTTCTGTTTCGCGGTTGGCGATATCTGCAGCCAATTTAGCAACCCCTTTGAGATTGCCGTCGTCAAATTGACCCAGAGGGGAAGCCTGTTTGGACTGGGTGTCCGCTTCCATAAGTGATGAAAGATCACTCATTCTTGACTCCTTTCGTCGTTGAGTGCCGTTTAAGCACTTGAGACATCCTATATAATGATATATATTCTCACAGTCAAGGAGAAAAGATATGCGCCGCAAGTTCGATGATTATGTTTACAAAACAGAGCCTTACGAACACCAAAGGTCCGTGTTCCGTGATTCGTGGCACAAGGAATGTTATGCTTTATTTATGGAGATGGGTACAGGCAAATCTAAAATTATTGTCGATACTATCGGACTTTTGCACGAAGTTGGCGAGATAAATACGGTGCTAATCGTCGCTCCGAAAGGTGTTTTCCATAACTGGGTACGAAAAGAAATACCGACGCATCTGCCTGATAGGATTGAGCATTCTGTCTGTGCATGGCAACCGAACATCACGCAAAAGTACCGGGATGAATTTCAGGCGTTCATCAATTCAGACAAGCTGAAGATATTTGTAATGAATGTTGAGGCGTTCTCTACGCCGAAGGGTGCGGAGACAGCGGCGTGGTTTGCCAAGAAGTTTGGCGAGAAGGGCATGATGGTGGTGGATGAATCGACAGCCATCAAAAACCGTAAGGCCAATCGAACCAAGGCTATCGTCGCGGCGGGTAAGTTTTTCACTTACAAGCGCCTGCTGACTGGCTCGCCGGTGACAAAATCGCCGATGGATTTGTTCTCGCAATGCCTGTTTCTGGGCGACAACTACTTAGGCTACCCTAATTACTATGCCTTTCAAGGCCGCTACGCCGTCGTACAGCGGCGTTCTATGGGCCACCGGTCCTTTCAGCAGATCGTGGGCTTCCAGCGTCTGGATGAGCTTAATTTGAAGCTTGACGACTTTAGCTCGCGGGTGCTGAAGAAAGAATGCTTAGACCTGCCAGAGAAGGTTTATATCCGCCGTGAAGTGGAACTGACCAGCGAACAGAAGAACCTGTACCGTCAGATGAGCAAATTGGCCTTGGCGCAGCTACAGGACGGCTCTCTGGTGTCTACCAACAACGTTTTGACGCAGATTATGCGCTTGCAGCAAATCTGTTGCGGCTTCGTGCGTGACGATGATGAGCGCACACGTGAACTTTCGTCGAATCGTGTGCAGGAGTTGTTGAACGTTTGTGAAGAAATAGACGGCAAAGCCATCATATGGGCCACATATGTCCACGACATCGAAAAGATTTGTGAAGTTTTGTCGAAAGAGTACGGCTCTGACAGCTTTGGTGCGTTCTACGGCGCTACCGCTCAAGATGAGCGTCAGCGCATTGTGGAAGAGTTTCAAAACCCGGACTCTCCTATGCGCTTCTTTGTGGGCAACAGCCGCACCGGCGGCATGGGGATTACGCTGACAGAGGCCAGCACGGTTATTTATTACTCAAACAATTACGATCTGGAGATTCGGGTGCAATCTGAAGACCGGGCGCACCGCATTGGGCAGCGAAACAACGTCACCTACATTGATCTGGTGTCGCCGCGGACAATTGACGAAAAGATATTGACCGCGCTGCAGAACAAGCAAAACATTGCAAGTACGGTTTTAGGTGAGGAGTTGAGAGAATGGTTCCAATAGTCGTAGGTGACGGCACCATGTCCCGGCGTGAAGCTGACGGACTATGCCCAATCTGTGAAACTGCACGGGAAGTAGAACAGACTCGTTGCCGAGTCTGCAAAATCATTATTGAGGTTGGTAACTCCCGCGACGAAGACTCATCTCAAGATCGGATAACGTTTGCCGCCCATCATCTTCCATAAACAAATCTAACATGTTCAGCAGGGTGTTTGTTGGATCACCCGGTGGGTTATTAATTTCTTGCATGCGGCGGGCCTTTTCCGCCATATCTTCTTGATTAG